TATTTTCTCCATACCAAATTGCAGGGCGTGGAGTAGCGGAGATAATCTCACCCTCAAAGTGACGATTTCGTGAGCGATAGTTTTTTCCTACAAGTAGGTTTTCTATTGTGTATAGTTTAGTAGCCATTGGGCAACCTCTTTCTTTTTTGTTTATTTAACTTATTACTCTGTAATCCTATCATCTGAGGCTGACATTTATCAACCTACCAGCCAGTAATTCCAAATAGTGAGACGCTCAAGCCATGTGATAAACCTCACAAAATCCTGGGCCTGTGGATAACTTACGTAAACTGTGGACGACACGCCCGAACGGGTCGAAAAATTTTGAGCAGTTTTCAATCATGCTCAGGATTTTATTTTATTTTAGTCGTTCAGTTCGCAACGCAATCTGCAATCTGCGAATTTCTTTTTGTAGTTGCACATTCTGATTCCAAAATGCAATCATCATTCCAACAGATCCAGCAAGAGCAATTGTTATTGCAATCATTGTTCCAGTATCCAAAATCATGCGTTCACCTCTACATCTTGAGTACAAGCATCCCAAAATTTATTTTCATCAAATCTTGGATTGTCTGCACTGAACCACTCACTAAATTCAAAAACTAAATCTTGAAAAACGTGAGAGTCAATAGTATCTGAAAACTGATTTAGAATTTTTGCAGTTTCTACATAGTCTTTACGAGTCATCATTATTCGGCCACCTTTAGAATTGCATAGGACCCGCCTGCATTTATTTCATCTAGTGCTGGCTGAATGCGTGGTGCAAGTAATTCTTTTAGCATTGACTCAAGCATGATTACACGCATTGATTCCTCTAGTGCAAGAAGTTGCATTCCTACTGGATGAGTTTCGTCTACCTCTGTGATGAAGTGAAGTGAGTGTGGGATTTGTACCATTGTTTTAGTTTTCCTATTCTTTTAGTTTGAGTTAGTTAGTGAGCGAGTGCCACGAAGTGTGCCACTAATACCAAGAGAGTCGCAAGCGACTTTGACAGATACGCCAACAGGTAATTGTGTTGGGTAAGTGTTGATGAATTGAGCAACCTGACCTTTAGAGGATAGGTTGATTTTTTTAGTGGAACCTGAAAAGGTTTCTAGTGTAACAGTGTAAGTCATTGAGTGACTTCCTTTCTTTAAGTGATAGGACTATCCTATCATGGGGGGCTGACATTTTAGGGCATTTATTCGCTAGGCTCACTGTGATACTGGTCACATTTATTTGCTAGGCTCACTGCCTTATTAGTCATTATTTAATTGTTATAGTAGCAATACTACCAGAGAAATCTCAAAAAGTCAAGTCCTGCATCGGCGTGTCTTGTGTGAGATACACCACATCTACCCTGTGTATAAACCTGTGGATAACTTTTGTCGAAAATTTTTCAGGGGATCAATCCTGAAAAACTTTTTATTTATTATGCGCCGTTATGTATCCAAACTACAATAGCAAACGAAGTCATAGCGATTAGAACAACTAACAATTTATTTCTCCTCAATCTCATCTAACAAATCCCATAACACTGGCTCTAGTGTTAGTGCTACTGCATCTAACTTTTCTTGTAGTGTTTTCATTTGCTCTCCTTATAAAGATAGTCCCATGCTTTGCGACACATGAGAATAGATTTACAGTTATCGCAACAGATAACACCTTCACGATTTAACTCTAGGTCATACATGTCAATAGATGTAGTAGCGTTACCACATACTGACTTTACATTTACATAGTGACTCATTTATTTACTCCAACCGTTTAGATTTTGAAATTCTGAATAAGGTAATTCAACAGTGAATACATTATTGTTTTTATACACATTAGCATTTCCGCTTATTGTATATTTTTCTAGGATTACAGTAGCAATACCGCTATCCTCATTTATAGATAAAATTTCCACGACTTTGTGGTTTATGTATTTTGAAGGGGGCTGAAAGAATTTATCTTTAGCAATTTTATTAGCAAGTGAAAGACTCATTTAGATACATACCAATCTGTCCACATAGGGAACTGTTCAGGGTCACTATCATAGTAGTAACGCTCAATGTTTTGTTCACAATCTTGGCAGAAAGTGAATTGCTCATCTCCTACATTAGAGATAGCAGATTTCATAGGGTTATGCTCTACGCATTTTGTTAGTGTTATCATTTTTGACAACCTTTCTTTTTTTTATTAGTTATTATTTATTAAATTGTATTTACTCTAATTGCTTAGAGTGAGCGACCACATTGTGAGTGGAAGCAAGTACCATCTGTTTTGCAGATGTCATGAATTGTAGCAGGTGCTAAAACAACCTGACCACATTGGCAAAGGTTCATTAAACCTTTAGGGTAGTCGCTAAGTGTTGCGACTCTTGCAAAGATTGAGTTTGTCATTTCTGACTCCTTTCTTGTTAAATAACCTTTATTTAACTTTCTTTATACTAGTAAGTATAACAGAGGGGTCTGACAAATTGAGGGGTGCAAAACGGACATTACGGACATTGTGACTTAGAACACATGTGACCTACATCATGTGGATAAGCCTGTGGATAACTTTTTTCGAGCCGTGTGAGGCACATCACATCCAGTACACGGCGTGTCGTCTTGACTTTTTGACATTTCTTTGCTATACTTCTAGTATAAGAAAATTAAATAGTGTTAAAAAAGTCAATGAGCCTACCAAATAAGGCGAACAGGTGTTCGCATGAGCGTAGCAAATAAGTGACACACATCACACAACGCCTACGGCGTGTCGCCTTGAGTTTTCAGGGTATGTATGATACCCTTACAGGTATAAGATTAAATAACTAAAGAAAGGTAGCCTATACAATGGATACACTAAACAGAATAAGAGCAGAGCAACAGGCTCGCTATGCAATAGAGCATGAGAAGGCTATGGAACGCTCACCATGGATTAGAGAAAGCGTCAATGCATACCGCAACGCTACACCAGAGCAGATTGCTCAGATAGAGGCTATCGTTGCCAAGAGAGCGGGTAAATAAATGAAAACCAATTTTGAGATTGCTCAACAGATTAACACTCTTGCTAAAAAGCACTATGGTGAGCAAGACCTTGCATGGATGTGGGGTTGCGCTCAAGCGTTGCTCTCAGTAAGTCAATTAGAACTAATTTTAGGAATTCTAAAAGAAAAGGAAACTAACTGATGAGCGCTATGTACGCACACACTTGTGAAACTTGTGGGGATACAGGTATTATTATTTTTGATAAGAATGAGACCCGCATAGACCCTTGCAAGTGCTAGAATAATTAGGTCGCACTAGTATAAGATCTTTAATGGGTACTACACTAGTGTGCTCACTAATTTATTTATTTATTCTACACATGTTTATGTATCATACACTTATACAAAATATTCAGATTTTGGCAAAAGTGGTTTTTATAAAATTTTTCAGATTTGCCAGGGTATATGATAGAATATTCTTATGGCCATACTAGATAACGTAGATAACAATACATATCCATTATTTGAATCAGAATCATCTTCTCTGGCTATAAAGGTTTTTTCAGAAACCTGTTGCAATGGGTGCTCTTGTCAAACCTCATCAGACCATGATATAAATTTTGTACAAGATGTTATTGATTTTGATCAGTAGTTAACAAATAAAGGTTTTATACTATAACTTTTTGTTATATATAAAAATTCAACGGTATATAAAACCTACCACTTACCCACTGGGCATTTAGCATTAGCCAACATAGACTTAGCAGCCATAAAGCAACCACACTTCTTGCATGTTTGGGTCTTTGGTCTAAAGAAATTACAGCCTTTACAAATCTCTAATCTATGTTCTGCAACTTCTTCTGGACTTCTAGGAGATCCATTAAATAAGTCCCATGGTCTAACATCTTTTTCTTTATCGCTCATATATTCTATTATAGCCTATGTGGATATGTAAGTCCAGTGTTGACATTGTTAGAGTATATTACTCTTATGTTGTCAGGGAGAGGTTTGTATACTCTATTTTCGGCTTAACTCGTATCCCGCCAAATTTAAAATAAATATAATGTATAATAGTGTTATTATGACAGCAACTGACTGGGCACAATTTATTCTCGCTTTGCTTTCAATTGGCGCAATTATAATTGGTGCGATTCGCTGGTACATAAAGATTCAAGTTAAACCTATCATCGATGCCGTAGAAGATATTCGTGCCGAAACTAAAACCAACGGCGGAACCAGTATGCGTGATGAAATTAGATCAATTAAACTTGAGCAAGAAAATGCTAGAGAAAAGCGTAAGGCAACTAGTGATAAACTAGATCATATGTATGATGTTCTTTTAGAGTATGTTTCTAAATCTTCTAAGTAATTACTATATATAAACTATCTTTAAAAAACCTAACTATAGTATATTCTTTTCTTTATATATTTAGTATACACCAAAATTTCTTTGTTTTAACGATTAATACCCTGGCTGATTATAACTCTTTCGTAACAATTTAATATATAAATTTTTGTTACCCTATAGATAACGTTTTGTTATACTTCTATGTATACTGGTATAAATTAATGTTATAATGTGAGGGCTGGCACTCTAAGTTCTACCCCCACCCCAATGCGCTTAGAGTGTCCAGTTATGAATTATGGTATAATCTAATATTATGTGCTCTCCTATAATTGAAAAACTTGGTGCTTCACCAGCCAATATACAATGGACTGTGGTCCGTGGAGATAATGCAAACCTTAAAGTAGAATTTTTTGAAGACGACGAAGTTACCCCATATGACACAGGTGCTTGGTCATTTTCTGCAACAGCCTATGATCCTTCATCAGACGTGCTAGATGAACTAGTTGTTGAAACATACGAAGATGGCGTTGTATATATACTTGCAGATAAAAATATTACTCAAAACTGGGGTGGGACAAAGTATAAGCCTGTTGTTGCAGAGTTAAGATTTGACCTTACCGCAACAATTCCTGGTGATGGAGTATCTGGTGGAGGCGGGGATGCTGAAACCGTCTGGACACCAGTAGTTGGAACAATCTGTGTTCTTGGAGACGTTAGCGGAACTCTATGATTGTTAAAGTAACCTCAAATAAAGTAAATCTTCCATCTGCAGTCAAAGTTGGAACAAAGATCTATAAAGTAAAGTAAAATGAATCCATGGCAACTAACATGGAACCACCTCAACCCTTAAAGAAAAAAAACTATCTAGATGCAGTAAAATCTTCAGACCCACAAGAAATAAAAGAATATATCGCCGTTCCTGGAATCCAAGGTGAAAGAGGAGAGCAGGGCCTCAAAGGAGATAAGGGTGATAAGGGCGATCCAGGTCCAGAAGGACCCAAAGGTGATACTGGTAAGGATGGTCCACAAGGACAGCGTGGTGAACCTGGTAAAGGCGCTGAAGGCTATGATTCAGTATCTGGCCAGTATCCAGGATGGGCATACTATGAAAATATATCAGATAGGGCAACACAATTAGGTCCTCAAAGAGGAGACGATGGTTGGGTATCTATAACATTTAACCCAAAACAAGACCTATTAAATAATTTTTATATGCCCAAAGGATCTAACGAACTATGGCAAGCAAATACGAACATATTTAATTTTAAGTCATTAAAACTAGGAGCCAGGGTAGATATAAGATATGATTTTACTATCTCCACAGAATCAAACTATACAGAGTTATGGTTTAGAACATTTAATGAAAAATATAAAAATTCACCAACTTCCTATGTGGCAAACCTTAAATATCAATATTCCTATGATATGTCAATTTTACAAACCTTATATATAGACGACCAAAGAATTAAAAGTTATGGAGCAAAGCCACAGGCTAGAACAGATATGGAAAGTCAGATAGTTTTAAATGGCATCTATATATCAGTTTGTTAATGGTATAATAAAGCAGGAGGAATAATGGCATTTCCAGGTACTTATAATTTTAGTTACTATCGTGGGGACACGTATCAATTTGTAATCCGTCCCAAAAATGCAAATGGAACTACTTTTGCATTAGATGCTTATGCAGGAAATGCAGCCTTTACTATAGCAAATGTCCGTGGAAGCACAGGAACTCAAATCTCAGCAACAGCAACAGTAGATACAGCAAATGATATCATCACATGCACAATAACTGGAGCAACAGGTAGAGGCCTTGTTGGAGGAACAACATATGTATATGACGTTCAAATCAATAACGGTGCTGGAGTTATATTTACATTACTCACTGGATCAATTACAGTAACAAATGATATTACTGGAGCGGTAGTTTAATGCCAGATGTTGTTTTATCAAATGATGATTTAACAGTTTTGGCTGGTCCATCAACGGTTGAACTTCTTGTTGATATTGGCCCAACTGGAACTCGTGGCAGTAAGTTTTTTGTTGGTGTTGGAAATCCAAACTCACTTTCTGGATTAGGTCAAATATTAAATGACATGTATATTGATACAGCACCTGGCTCAAACTATGGATACCTATATCAATATATTTCAGAACCTGGCGGATCTTCATGGGTTGAGGTTTTACGTGTCAACCCAACAATTTATTCTAAATTACACACAGTAACTTTTGCTTCAGGAACAAGTGCATATGCTGGAAATGGATCTGTAGTTATTCCAATAACAGATATATCTACATCTGCTGGACTTACCGCTGAAAATTTTAATGTTCAATATTCAATTCAAAATACAAAACCACTAGCATCTTCTCTTTCATCTGTTCAAATATCTGGTACAGATTTGGTTATAAATCTTGAGGCTTCTGAATACGATGGAACTTGGGGTCCGTTTGATGCAGAGGTTTCTGTTCATATTTTTGTATCGGTTATGATATAATGAATCAGGTGAAATGACATGGCAGCAGAATCAATAGGAGCAATATACTCCACAAAAATTCCAGGGTATGCAGACAATGCTGATATTCAGGCTGCATTTAAGTTATACCATTATGGCTCAACAGATTATAATACTGCAAATGCAAATACCGCAAACTTAGTAAATCCATCTCTGGCATATACTTTAAATGACCTTCAAGGACAAATCAATAGTCTTGACCCTGCAGGTGGTGTTTCTCTTTCAACAATAACAGCAAAGGGAGATCTTCTGGTAGGTCTTTCAAACGGTAATATTGATAACCTAGCAGTAGGAAGTAATAATTTTATTCTTGTTGCAGATAGCACTGAAACTCTTGGAGTTAAGTGGGCAGCACCAGAAGTTACATCCACAAATTCAATAACTTTATCTGGTAAAACATTGACTGCTCCAAAGTTTGTAGATCTTGGATTTATCGCAGACGCAAATGGCAATGAACTTATTGTTATGGACACTGTTACCTCTGCTGTAAATGAGATAAAAGTAGCAAATGCAGCAACAGGTGGTTCTCCTAGTATATCTTCTCAGGGTGGAGATACAAATGTTAACTTAAACCTAATATCTAAGGGGTCTGGATCAGTTCAGGCAAATGGATATTCTGTAATGACAGAAAGTGAAAACTTATTAATTTTGGCTGGAGCACTATAAAATGAGATATAATACTTTAATAGGAGATAAATAATGGCAACTACAATTAAGGCTTTGGCTAGAGGATCTTTTGCGACATCTTCTGCAACACTATATACAGTACCAGCATCAACTACAACAGTTATAACAAATATTTCTATTTGTAATACAACTGCATCAGAAATAACATTTAACATACTTTTTGACTCTGTAGAACTATTTAGTTCTTCAACAGTGCCAGCAAATTCAACTGTAATGGTTGACTTAAAGCAGGCTTTAGCAACAACTAAAATTATTTCTGGCTATGCTTCAGATATTGGAACAAAGTTCCATATTACGGGCGCAGAAATAGTATAAATATAGTGTATAATATCACTATAGACCCTACTTAGGAGGTAGTAATTAATGGCTACAACAACTAAAGCCCTGTTTCGTGGAGCAGCAACAACTAACACTGCAACCACACTTTATACAGTGCCATCTTCAACAACGAGTGTAGTAACAAATATTACAGTTACTAATACAGCAGGAACAGCAGGTACATTTACGCTTGCACTCGCTGGAACAGCGTTGCACACCACAACAGCAATTGCTGCAAATACAACAGTTTATATTGACCTAAAGCAGGTATTGGCTACAACTAACGTTATTACTGGTGGAGCAAGTGCTACATCTATTAACTTTCATATTAGCGGAGTGGAGATTTCGTAATGGCTATTAATCAATTCCCAGCAGCAGGTGGCGGAGCATCAACAACAGAAGTTCTAGATGCCGTTACTAAGGGTGCAAACTCAGCATATGGTGTTCCATCAGGTCTTACTTTAAGAAATACATATACAACATCCCAGAGTGGGTTAACATGGCCAGTAAATATGGTCTTTGTTGTCGTTGCAGGAGGCGGCGCTGGCGGTGCAGGCGGTGGCGGTGGCTCTGGTGGTGGACAAAACCCTGGAGGTCCAGGCGGGCAGGGCACTCCAAGTTCAGCCCCTGCTGGTTTTGGTAGTGGCGCTGGCGGTGGCAATCCTGGAGCCAATGGCCGTGGCGGCGGCGGTGGCAATGGTGGTGGCGGTGGTAGCGCTGCAGCGATTCAAATGGGCTGGATTCCAGCACCATCAACAATTACAATTGGAGCAGGCGGTGCTGGCGGTGCAGGCGGTGGCGGTTCTGTTGGCGGTGGCGGTAGCGGTACCGCAGGCGGTAATGGTTCTAACGGTGGAGTAACAAAGGTTGCTGGACTTATTGCAGTAGGAGGAAGAGCAACAGGTGCTGGAGCACTTGGTGCTGCAGCAGGCGGTGGCAATAACACAAGCACTAATGCTGGATCTTCATTTGTTTATTCAATAGGCAATGGCTCTGATGGAGGAATTACAAACGGATGGTCTGGCTCAGGCTGGAGCAGCAGTGATGGAGATTCATCATATCGTAGTGGAACCTTTGCAGGCGGTGGTGGCTATGGTGGCTATGGCGCAGGTGGCGGAGCAGAAAACCAAGCCTCTAATGCAGGTAACGTAGGAGTTTCTGGTGGAACTGGAAATGGATATTCAGGAGGCGCAACAGGATCAGCAGGAGCAGGTGTATCAGGAACTGGCCAAGGTTCTAAAGGCAAAGGCGGCGGTGGTGGCGCAGCAGGTGGCGGCGGAGCAGGAATCGCAGGCAACGGCAGCGCTGGTGGCAACGGTGGCGCTGGCGGTAACGCTAACTCAAACGGTTCAAGCGCTGGCACAGGCGGTGTAGGTGGTAACGGCGGCGGTGGCGGCGGCGGCGGTGCAGGCGCAGGCGGCGGTGGCGGAGGAACTGGTCCTACAGGAACAGGCGGAACTGGCGGCAATGGTGGCGCAGGCGGTCCTGGAGCAGTACTTGTTTACTACTAAGACAATGATATAAGGAGAAAAAAATGGCTTTATTTGCAGTAATAAATGATTTATTAAATGTTGTAAACATTATTGATGCACCTTCTAAAGAAATTGCTGAAGAAGTAACTGGACTTGAGTGTGTTGAATATACATTTGAAAATCCTGCATCAATAGGTTCTAGATATGATAGAGATTCTAATACATTTATTAATAAATCAATAATAGAAGTTATTGACGAACCAATAATAGAAGATTAAAATTCTAAATAATATTATAAACATAACAATTATTTGACTTACAAATCATTATATGATACTATAGTTTTATAGTACGTTGCATATATGGGGGGATATTTATATGACTAAAAAAATAGTATTTAAAGCAAGAAACAAAAGAGAATCTTTGATTCAGTCACGCCCAGTTTCAGCATCTAAGCATATACCTGATTGGTGGAGAGATCAAACTCCATATGATAAGAACGATCAAAATCCTGACGGCAAAAAAATAAAAATATATCAAAATATACCAAATGCAACATTTAAAAAGTGTACACCAATGCTAGATGGTCTAGCGTCAGGATATATTATTTCTTTGTGGGCTGATGTTTTAGTTGAACAAACAGATATGGATCCACACATCACATGGAAAGTATCAGATCCTGTTTTTTTTCAGCATGGAAATTCATCAAGAGATGTTCCAGCACCTAGAGGATATGATCAAGTAGTCTTTAAATATAATAATACCTGGATACCAAAAACACCACCTGGCTATTCAACTTTAATCATTTCTCCGCTTGGATATAGGGATCTTCCATTTTATGCAATTCCTGCTGTTATTGATACAGACAAGTCACAACTTGAAGTTGTTTTTCCAATGTGGATTAAGAAAAAGTTAAGTGGTGTTGTTGAAAATGGTACTCCTATGATTCAACTAATTCCATTTAAAAGAGAAAATTGGAAGTCAGAGTTTGAATATTATGAAGATGGAGACTTTGAAATTTCTCAACAAATAGGGTTTCAGAAAACAATTGTCAACAATTATATTAAAAATTACTGGTCTAAAAAAAGTTATAAGTAAAAAGAGAAAATTATGATAAATAATGGAAATATTAATGTTCCAGATAAAACTTTTGCAATTTTTGTTCAAGACTCTGAAACAGATTTTTCTTATAAAAGACTTTCATCTATTTTAACAAAAAATACAAAAAAAAGAGATTGGTTTCCTAAAGATTTTTATCATTGTTTGCCATTAATCATAGCAAATGAGTATGGATATAGTCTTTCTTTAGAGTATGATATTGATGTATTTTGGACTGGAGAAGAATCCCCAGATTCTTTGCAAATAACAAAATATTATGAAGAAGGTAAGGATTATCAATATCCAGATGTTAAAAGTTTGTTTGGTAATGGTATATTAACTGTTACACCCCCATTTCATATAAAAACTCCTCCTGGAGTAAATACTATGACAATTAATCCAATAAATTATATGCTTCCAAATATGAGCGTTATTTCTGGAGTAGTTGAAACTGATAATGTTGCTCAAAGTTTTAGTTTTAGTTTAAAGGTACACATTCCAAATGTTCTTGTAAAAATACCAAAAGGTTTTCCTATAGGATCTTTTATTCCAATTCCAAGATATTTTGCTGATGATTTTGTTTTAGAGGATGGGGAGAAAATTTTTTCAGAAGAAGATTTTGTTGATGAATTACAGACAAGAACAGATTCACAAATACTAAGAGATATGCAGATGAGCAATAATCGTGAAGATTTTGGAGTTGAAAAATATGATGGTTTTTATATGAGGGGTGAAAATATCTATGGTGAAAAGTTTAAAGATCACCAAAGATTTAGTAATTCTAAAAAGGAGAAAGATGATTAATGATGGAATAAACGATGTTCCAGAAAAGAAAATTGCAGTTTTTACAAAAGAAGGAATATCTTATGATAATGTTTTAAGTATTTTAAAAACCCCTAACTCAAAAAGAGATTGGTTTACTCCACATTTTTATAAATGCTTACCTCTATCTATTGGAAACCAATATGGGTTTATTCTTTCTTTTCAATACGATTTTGATATTACTTGGGATGGTGGCTCTGGCCCAGAATCTATTGTTATAAATAAATATATTGAAGATAATAAAGAAGAATGTTATCCAAATATAACAAGTATTTTTGGTTCTGGAATTGCAACAGTAATTGTTCCTTTTCTTTTAAGAACACCTCCTGGAGTAAACTTAATGACAATTAATCCTCCAAACTATATAATTCCTAACATTACACCAATGACGGGCATAGTTGAAGCAGATAATTTGCGACAAATGTTTACATTTAACTTAAAGGTTCAAATTCCAAATGTTACAATAAGAATTAATAAAGGATTTCCAGTTGCTGCTTTTATTCCAATTCCAAGATATTTTGTTGATGAGTTTTCTTTAATTAATGCTGAAGAATATTTTACAAAAGATATATACGAGGAAGAATTAAAAGCAGACGAAGACCATAAAAAAATAAGAGATGAAAGCAATAGCAAAATAAACAAAGATACAAAATATAAATCAGACAGACTTTATATGACTGGTAAAGATATATATGGAAATAAATTTAAAGATCATCAAACATTAAAATCTAAGTAATTAAATATAAAAATACCCCCAAGGACAAAATCCAAGGGGGTTATTTTTTTATATAAAACTATTTAGGAAATTTATTCATCCACATTCTAGTTTTAGGTGTTATGCCCTTCCAAGAAGACCAGTCTTCTCCACCCCTAGACATATAGTATGCAATCTCAGCATTTTTGACGGGATTGAATAATTCAGCGTTAGAGTCAAGATCAAACTTATTTCGTCTATCTGGACCCAAGTTGTCAATCATATTAATTTGAAACATCCCATAGGATGAGTCCCCTGTCTTATGGTTTCCGTTAAACGCTAAAGGACGACCATTAGATTCTTTCTTGGCAATTGCCCAAGCCACTACTAAATCATTACCTTCAAATCCCACCAAAGAAAGCAACTTCTTTAATTCAACATCTGTAAGATGTGTTTTGTTTTCATAACGTTCTAACATTTTTGCTTTAGAAACAACAAAAGCCACCTTGTGGGTGGCAGCAGGTTCTTCAGCCTGTTTAATTAGTAAATTATTTTCCGTACTTGATGCATTAGCAAAGTTGCTAAATGGTGCAACA